ATCTCATGCACCTAGCTGCTGAAGGGCCGGGTAGCTATGCCAAGCATCAAGCACTTGGCGAATACTACAAAGAAATCATCGAAACCACCGATCAGTTTGCCGAGGCGTATCAGGGCAAGTATGGGCGCATCAAAGGCTACGGCGAGGACTACCACGTAGCGACAGACGCTATGCAATACATGACTGCTATGAAAGACTTTGTGGGCGAAGCCCGAGAGTTGTTGCCGCAAGATTCTGAACTGCAAAACATCGTTGACGAAATCGCTGATCTCATCAATACCACGTTGTACAAACTTACTCTGTCATAGGGGAATCACATGAAATACGGAACTTCCGCAAAAGCACCCGCAGGCGTTGCTAAAGCTGATGCAAGTGGCGAGCGCAAAGAAGCGATGCGCGGTGGCGTAGCGATGGGCAAAGAAGATGCTATCGGCGCAGACAAGAAGTTTGATACGGGTCGCACTGCTGGCGTTTGCTACACGCATTCGCGTACCGAATACAAGCAGAAGTAAGCGAATCCCTGAGACTCTTGACAGTCTCAGAGATTCTGACCACGCAATGAAGGAGCATTGAATGGCTGTATACAACTGTAGCACCTGCACGTACTTTTTGCCGGGCAATGAGGTGATGGGGCAATGCCGCCGTTATCCTCAAAGCTACAACAAGCACCGCGTCGAGTGGTGTGGCGAATGGTGGGGGCAAGAGGAAAAGCGCAAGCCGGGTCGCCCGCGTAAGGTCGAACCGACGTTAGAGGTGGTTGTATGAAATTCCGACCACTGCAAGACAAAATTTTAGTATTGCCCGAGGCACGCATTAAGTCAGACGTGATTCAGGTGATGGATAACGAAGCCGACAGCCGTGGAACTGTAGTGGCTGTAGGTGATGGGCAAAAGTACGATAACGGCAAGCAAGACCCGATGCCGTTAAAGGTGGGCGACAAGGTGTTTTTCGGCACGTATGGGAAGTCTAGTGCTGACGATTACCTGCGTTATTCGGAATATTTTGAAGATGACGTGCGATACCTTTTGATGTCTTGGAAGGATGTTGCGTTTGTAGAAGAAACTTAACGAAAGGAATTAACATGAGCAATTCTGTTGCTACTGGTGTGGCTTACTCCGATCCCGAATTCACGACCTGTTACGCCTCGGCAGAGATTGGTTATAGCGCTGCTGCACAGGGTACGGTTACGCAAGCCACCAGCAAATCAACTGGCGTGACGCTAAATAAAAGCATGGGTCGTATTACCATGAACAACGCTTCGTTGGCAGGTGGTGCTGCTGTTACATTTACCATGACCAACAGCAACATCTCTGTAAATGACGTGGTAATGGTGAGCGTATCGGGCGGCGGTACGGCTGGTGCTTATTGGCCTTACGTGTCAAGCCAAGCCAGCGGTTCTGCGGTGATTGGATTGTGGAACAGTACTGGCGGCGCGTTGGCTGAAGCCGTCATCATCAACTTTGCAATTATTCACGGCGCAAGCTAATGTTGAAAAAGTCCACGAGTAAAGCTGCGTTGCAGAAAAACATCAAGACGGAGATTGCCGCTGGCAAGCCGCCCAAGCAGGCGGTAGCGATTGCTTACTCCGTCAAGAAGGCAGCAAAGAAAAAATGACCGCCGCGTGGACTAAGAAAGCTGGCAAAAACCCTGCTGGCGGGCTTAACGCCAAAGGACGAGCAAGTTATCACGCTGAAACCGGGGGGACGCTAAAGCCTCCCGTCAAAGCTGGCGATAACCCGCGTAGAGCGTCATTCCTTGCAAGGATGGGCAATATGCCCGGCCCGATGGAAAAGGACGGCAAGCCGACCCGATTGGCTTTGTCTTTGAAGGCATGGGGTGCAAGCAGTAAGGAAGATGCCAAAGCTAAAGCTAAAGCCATCTCGAAACGTAACAAAACTTAATCATGCCAAGAATTGCTGACGCTGTAGAGCCAGTCGAGACAACGGGAACGCCGATTTCCTCGATGGCGCAGCTTCTCAATTCTAATTTGGTTCGGCAGGGCGCAAGAGGGCGGGCTAACATGATGCCGCCGACCTCGATCATGGATGAGCGCTATCCGGCGTGGAAGCGCAATCAGGAGGACGCTGAGAAACTTATGTTGGCAACCGACCTGATCGGATCGGCTATCCCGTTGGCTGGCCCTGCTGCAAAGGGCATGGTAAAGCTGGCTCAGTATGCAAAGCCGCAGGTAGGTCAAGCACTAGAGAACTACGCATTTCAGACCGGCATGGCATTGCCAATGGTCGAGCGTCAAGCAGGGCGCAGGTTTGCCGCACCGCAGGACGAAGCATTGCGCCTAGCCCAAGAACGAGCAGCATTGCCTGTAGAGCAAGGTGGCCTAGGATTGCCGCCAAACAATACGTCAGAGCAACGAGCAGCAGCTATGGGATTTGATACGCCTGCCTATCATGCGACCGATGCTGACATATCGACTTTTGACAATGCAAAACTTGGTACGAATACAGCTTACTTAACTGGCGGCGATGAAGATGCAATTAAATCAGCAATGCGAGGGCATTGGTTTTCCGACAGAGATTTAACAAACAAAGACCCAAGAGGATATATGTTTGGGGATGTTTCTTATCCGGTCAAATTAGCAAATCCAAAAGTAATAAACGACAAAGAATTTGGATCGAAATCTTTTATAGTAAAAGACTCCGACAACATTCGTTCCCGCTTTGCCGCCTTTGACCCGTTCCGTAGAAACGCCGCAATAGCCGCAGCGATGGGCGTGGCAGCACCTGATCTACTGGCCCAAGAGCGCACAAAGATCAAAGACTTAGCCAAAACGAAGTAACAACTATTGTTAATAAACATTAATTAAATCAAGACTATGGAAATTGAAACAAAAGGACGCGGAGCGCCAGTAGGCAATCAGAATGCCGCAAGGCAGAGATTATTCTACGACAAGCTACGCAAAATCCTCATTCAAGAGCCGCATAGACTCCATTCCATCGCTGAGAAGCTGATTTCCGAGGCTGAAAACGGCGAATCTTGGGCGATTAAGGAGATCATCGACCGAGTGGACGGCAAGGCTCTGCAAGCGCTGGAGAATGCAGACGGCTCGCCATTGCTGTCAGGCATCGTGGTTTCGTTCGTCAAGCCCGAATGACCGACGTAGCCGAGGCTATTAGCAAGGCACAGTTCCCGGCAAAGCTGGAGTGCCTGTTCAAGCCTGAGAAGTCCCGCTACCGCATCCTGTGGGGCGGTCGAGGCGGTGCTAAGAGTTGGGGTATTGCTAGGGCACTGCTGATCCTTGGTGCTAGGAAGCCGCTGCGTATCTTGTGTGCCCGCGAGTTTCAGACTAGCTTGAAGGATTCCGTCCACAAGCTGCTATGCGATCAGATTGAGTCTCTCGGCCTCATGGGGTTCTACGAAATCACTCAGGCCAGCATCCGAGCGCAGAACGGCACAGAATTTTTCTTCAGCGGCCTAAAGAACAATGTAACAAACATTAAGTCGTTCGAGGGTGTGGATATCTGTTGGGTGGAAGAAGCCGCCAACGTCAGCAAGTTAAGCTGGAACGTCCTGATCCCGACCATTCGCAAGGAAGGCAGCGAGATATGGATCAGCTTTAACCCTGAGTTAGAGACAGACGAGACTTATCAGCGGTTCGTGGTCAAGCCGCCAAACGACTCGATAGTCACCAAGATCAACTGGAGCGATAACCCTTGGTTTCCTGAGACGCTAAACCTTGAGCGCGAATCCCTCAAGAATCGGGACATGGATTCCTACAATACGGTGTGGGAAGGTGTCTGTAGGCAAACGGTAGACGGGGCGATCTTTGCCCGCGAGATGCAAATGGCTGAACTCCAGCAGCGCATCACAAATGTTGTCTACGATCCCGCCAAGCCTGTTCATGCGGTGTTTGATCTTGGCTGGTCAGACAGCACCGCGATATGGTTCTTGCAGTACGTGGGCATGGAAACCCGTTTGCTGCGTTATTTTGAAGATAGTCAGCAAACCATTAGCTACTACCTAGCCAAGATGCAGACCTTTGGCTATGTGTACGACACGCTTTGGCTACCGCATGACGCTGAGAATAAGACTCTAGCCGCTAACGGTAAGAGCATCGAGGAGATAGTCCGAGGCGCAGGCTACAAGACACAAATCTTACCGAGAGTGCCGATTGTAGACAGCATCAACGCCGCCCGAACGATCTTCCCTGCGTGCT